CCCATTTTTTTATATTCTCGAACCATATAAGCATTTGAATATGCGCTTGGGTAAACATCAAACTTTGCTTTTGCTTTTGCCTTAGCTCTTCTATAGAGAGACGGATTTGCTACATTAGATGGTACTTTCGATGCTCCACCACCTTTTTTCATTTTAATAGACTCAAGGGTTTTTGCTTGCCCAGCATGAGTTTTGCTTGCTTTTTTAAGTTGTCTAACAACCTTGTTAATTTTTTGTTTTGCCATAATTATTTACCAATTTTTACATGACCAATAACCAGCTGTAAATACGTCTTTTTTCTTTTGCACGGCGTCGCAGTTGTGCCTAGCTCTAAAACTTTTACGCCTAGCTGGTTGGTCTTTTTTAATACTTAAATTAGGATCTCCATATCTAACTATTTTGATTTGATCTCCCTTTTTTGCTAGAACAGCAAATTTTTTGTTTTTGCCTGGTGTTCTTTTTTGTTTGTTATAACCAGGAAAAGTCTCCCCACGGTAAGAAATCCTACCGCTAGGGAGTCTTTTTGCATCCTTTGTGGTTGCCATTAGCTGTAATTTTTAGTTACAACCAATATTATTGAGTAAGCGTCACCATTACTATGCCCGACAGTTGTAAAGTCTATATCTCCTGTTACACCAGAACCAGCATTGTTTGGAATACCAGTAAATAAATCGTAGTATTCGTCACCAGTGCTGTCAGCTGGCAAACATATTGCTAATACATTGGTTGATGCGTCAAACTCAATGTCAACGCCCATGCCTCTACAGGCCCAATATATTCTTGATATAGAAACAGAGGAACAAGCTCTACCTTTACTGTCAGCTTGTAAAGCTGATACATCAACTTTTTTAACAGAAGATTCGCCTGTACCGTCGGATTCGTTAGTAAATTTAAGAATGGCAAGCCTCTCACCATCTTGTATGGTTTGTGAGGTTACTGTATCAGCCATTATTTACTCCTTATAGTTCTGTAACTGCTGTTCGTTCTTTGTAAGCACCAACATAGTCAACACTTAATGTTTTTGCAGCAGCAGCACCGTTTTGTATTCCAAATGAAAGCGTAAGCTCTTCATCATCTGGTGCATTAGTGCTAACGACTGTACCTGCTAAAACATTGTTTTGAAACACATGAAACTTTTGATCTTTAGGATCATAAACAAAACCTAAAGTCATAAAAGTATCATCTGCCAATGAGTTAGGCAAAGTCAATGTAGATTGTGTGCTATCTTTTTCAACGATAAAGCTGATAGTAGCAGCTCCATCTGATTTTAAAAAGAAGATACCATCTGTTACATCTAATGGTGTAGTATCAGTAAGCTGTAAACCAGCAACAATATCAGATTGTGTTGCATCGTTAGTTTTAAATCTAACGTGAAACGCTAACTGTTTGCCGCTTTCATATTTAAAGCCTTCTTTAACCAACTGAAAAAAGTCATGGTCGTTATCGCCAGCAGCATTTGTTACTAACAAAATACCACCATCGCCATCGGTCAAAGCCTCTGTCGCGGATCCTGTGCCATCCTCAGTTGTTGTAATTGTCCAATCGGACGCTAAATAAGTATCAAAATCGTTAAAGTATGAATGATACTTGTGTGGTGCGGGAGCTTTTAATTTACCTAATGTTCCGTCGGAAGAAACATTGGTAACACCCGAAGTAAAATGCGTAGTCATAATCAGCCTCCTATAAATTAGCCATTGCGGACACCATGCCCGCAACAATTAGTTCTACATCTTTTATAATACTACTCGTGTAGCTTATCTGCAACACGGATAGGTTTAGATGTTTTCATCAAGTTTTTTAAAATGCACTCTAATAAAATATTTTCTTGTAAATGAAACTGTAGTAAAAACTATAGTTTGAAAAACTGCTGTGGTTATTACACCAAAACCAATCCATCTACAAAATGAAATTACAGCTAAAGCTACTGGGAAAGCCATAACAAAACCAACGCCCACATCTAGCAGAGCTTCTTTTAATGCTAACTTGTCTAATTTAGGTTTACTCATTATACAAATATACATTTATTTATAAACTTTTACAAATAATCATAAAAAAAGGGCCCTATTTGGACCCTTTTAAATGTAATACTGAGTAATAAAGTGTATTACGACTTCAAATTATGCACCTTGAGATCCATAGATACCTCTCCAGTCGGAGAAGCCAAATGAATATCTTTCTCTTGCTTTATATCTAATGTTGCCTGTAGAGAAGTCTGGTTCCATAGATGTTTCCATTGGAGATCTTTGGAACATTTTTAGACCTTCGCCCATAGCGTTTACAGAAGTCATTATAAAGAAAGCATCTGGATCAGATAGATAATGGTTTACAACGTAACCACCAGGTAAAACACCTGTGTTTTTGATCGCGTTGATGTCATTATCAGCTGTGCCAGATCTTTGGTTTGACTGTAATATTCTGTCAGCTACAAACACTAATTGTGGTGGAATCACAAGTTTGTCAGCTTGCACAGAAATAGTCAAACCTCTGTCATCTGTAAATGTAGATATATCGATTAATGCGTCTTCTAATGAAGCCTCATTCAAGTCAGCCATAGTAGTAGCTCTGTTAGCAGCTGTACCTCCACCTGCAAGTGGGTGTGAGCTGTTAATAAGTGATACTCCATCGCCTCCTGTGAAGCTAGATGAGAAAGCATTGTTTAAAACATCGGCACCTTTGACTTCTTTAGTGTTAGCCATAGATTTTGCTAATGCTTTAACATATCGTTTACCCAGACTGTCATAAAGATTATCTTCAACTGCTTCTTCTGTAAGAGCGAAAGCTAACGCCACTGTATCGTGGGTATATCTTGCGCTGTAACTTTCAGATGCGCTGTCAAAAATAACTCCTTGACCTTCTGATTTTACTGGTGCGGAACCAAAGCCGGTAACTAACACCTCTTCTTCAAATGCTCTATTTGAATCCTCAATGACAAAAATATCTTCATACTCTCTGTCATATTGGTCATAGGACATACCGAAAAGTGCGTTTAGACCAGGCTCTAGCTCTTTCGCTAATTGTGCTCTTGAAATAGCCATATTAATTTACCTCGCTTATGCTAAACCAGCACCTTTTTGTCCCATGATGTGGTTTTGAATCACACAAAGAACATTGGTGTTTGACGATGCAACATCGTCGTTATCGGGATCCTGGGAGATGTCAATACATTTGAGCGGTAACGTAGCTGTTGTTGCACCAGTTGTTACATCTAGCTCAAGATTGGATCTACCAGACTTAGTATCGCCAACAGGTGAACCATCAACAATGTCAAAGTTACCAAACAGATCTGCTACTGGGAAGGTATCATCTGCTTGCACTTCAAACACAATATTTGGATCATCTATGACGCTTGCAATAATATCCGAAGCAGCAATACTGCCAGGATAATAGTTGTTAAAGACTTGCTCGCCCGTGGTTGGATCGGTGTAAGAAACACCATTAAACACTCCGACAATAGGAACAGTTCCAGTTGCGGTGTGTCTGCCAATTACGCCAGCTGTCAGTTGAGTTACAAGATCGCCTTGAAATATTGGAGTTGTAGCTCCACTTGCGATTCTGTATCTTGACTGACCACCAGAATAAGGTGCTCCGCCCATCTCACGAACAGGTCTTAAACCAAATGCGGCATCTTTATTTGCCATAAGATTTTCTCCTAATCGTTAATTACTTTTTTCCAAAAGTAACATTAGACTTTCTATCGGAGTCATACTTTACATATCTGCTATCTTTTCTGGACTCATTAAACATATTATTGTCTAACGCTTCTTTCTTCATTCTAGCTTGATCCTCATAATAAGCATTACGCTCCTCACGAGTTTCTGTAGGTATTTTCGCCAATAGTAAGCCTTCGCTATATACTAAGCCAGCGTGTCTGCCTGTATCAGCAGTTGGGTAAGAATATTCAGCAGGTAAGTCAGTCCCTCTTACGAGTTCCCAACCCTCTCTGATTCTTCTTGCCACATTTGCTTTATCCTCTTGGCCCAACATGGATTCTCTTATCCAACGATATTCGTACCCTTCTGGTGCCGGAGGAGTTTCAAGTTTTCTAACTGGCCTCCATGGTTGTCTTCGAGTTTGTTTAGCGTGATTCTCGGATTCACGAGATTTTCTGGATTGTATTCCTTCATTATTAGCTTCTGTCATTTTGCCTCCCTGTTAGCTATTTTTTGTTTTTCTTTAGCAACGGATTTCAACCATACGTCATCTGCCATGCCATGCGGTTTAATCCCACGGAGCGTTTCGACTTCACTTTTTGTGAAAGATACGCCGTTCTTTTTGCCTTGTGTTTTTTGCCGACTTCCTACGGAAGCAGAGGCGACTCTTTGCACAGCGGGTCCGCCCTCACTTTGTCCAGCATTATCGGATTGTAAACCCGGATAAACTTTATAAACTCTTGAATTTAACTCATTATAATACTCTTCTGAGTCTGGTTCATAGCCTTCTTGAACCAAATTTACATGAGTAAAATACGCATATTGTGTCGGTTCAGCATCTTGACCATACCATTGATTTTGTTTTTGCCAATTTAAAGCCTGCTGCGTTGGCTTTGCTTCTGGTTGTGGTTGTTGCACTTGTTGTGGTTGTTGTTGTTGATAAGGAACATATTGCGACTGTTGTGCTGTTTGCTCATGTTTTTGTTTTGCAACTCTAATTTTTTCTTTTTGTATAGAAACCTCAGATTTTAAACTGTCGGCTTTCGACATAAGATCTGCATCACCAGCTGCGTGAGCTCTTTTGTAAAGGTCATTTGCTTCTCTCTCTTTAGCCTCAACTGCCTCTTCTTCTTTTTGCAGTATAGTTTGTTGTTGTTGCACTGCATGCTGATAGTAATTTTGAACCTCTACTTCTCTTTGTTGTAAAGCAGCTTCTAATTTTGCAGCTCTTTCTTCTGTTGCACGATTACGCGCGTTGAGTTTGTTAATACGTTTAGATACACTTTTCGTATAATTTTCTAACTCGTCTTCATTTGAAGCATCGGACGACGCTTCGGTTTCAGTCACTTCTACCTCAATTTCATCAACCTCTGGTTGCTGAACTTCTTTTACTTCGTTTTCTGTTGTCATAAGCTCACTATGTCATCTGGATTGAGAATGGTGGCTATTACTTCATCATCGTTGATGATTCTAACCTCCGCACCATCTTCAAGTTTAAATCTTGAACCGGAGTAACGTCCAATTAAAACCCATTGTTTTTCTTCACACCAAGGTTCATCTCCAAATCTAGCCTTATCGTTATAACATTGTGGTCCTTTTTTTACAACATAAGCTACTATACTTGCTAGAGCCTCACGATCTTTTGTTTCTTTTGTAAGTATAATACCGCCTTCTGTTTTTGCTTTACCAGCATAGGGCAGCACTAACATTCTCCAACCTGTTGGTTGTGGCATCCGTTCTAATATTGAAGCATCTAACTTCTCTGGATTTAAAACCACTTCATCGGGATCCACATAGGCCTCTGCCACTTTTTTTGCCATTATGTTGTTTGCTACTGCTTCTGAACTCATATATCTTTTCCTAGATCACTTATCTCGTTTGCAATATAGTATAAAGCAGAAAGCTCTCCTTGCAAATATTTATAATGTTCTATATCTTTTAGTCCGCCAGACATTAAAGTTTCTTGTATTTGTTTTTCTCTGCTTTCAATCAATCTCTTGATTTTAGCCATTAAATCTATTTCGTCCATTTACGATTTTTTCTTTGGTCTGCCTCTTTTAGCTGGAGCTTTTTTTGTTGTTTTTTTAGAAACTGTTTTCTTTTTGGCTGGCGCTTTTTTAACAACTACCTTTTCTTCTACAACAACTTCCTTTTCTACAGGTAAGCCTTGTTCAATTTGTGCCATTTTGTTAGCTATTCTTTTAAGATTTGCCTGGTGCTTTTTTTCTTCTGCCTCTTGAGCAGCTTTTAAGTCCTCGGCTTCTTTCATTCTTTCAGCTTTTTTTTCAGCTTTAAGTTTCTTAATTGCTTCTAATTTATATGATGTTGTCATAGTAAGCCCCTTATTTTATTTTCTAATTCAATTAATTTCAAATCAGCATTTTGTTTCAATCTATCGATTGCTACTTCGAGTTTATCATCTGCAATGTCTTTTTGCACACCCATACGCTCTTGTTGTAATTGAGCATCAAGCATTTTTTCTTGTGCTCTTTGCTGTTGTTTTGCCTCAAATTGTTTAGATTCCATATCTAGTTCTTTATCTTTTAAATCTAATTCTTGTTTTCTAATGTCTACTAGAGGATCTTCATTATTACTCATACCTATAGATTGTAAGAACTCGCTAGCTAATTGAGCCATGATTGTTGAGCTGAATTGTTCCATAACCATTTGCATTTGTTGCATAATCATTTGAGCTTCTTCTGGTGATACTTGTTGCATCTGTGCTTGTATTTGTGCCATTTGTTGTTTTGTTTCCTCTGGCATTTGTTCTTGTGCCATTTGACTTGCTAAGAATTGTAAATGTTGCATGCAATGACTAATAATCAACGCTTGCACTTGCGGACTTTCTCTAACGATATTGGTTAAAAACAAACTTTTGTGTGCCTCTAAATGCGCTTGGTGGTTTTGTTCTGGAAAAGCCTGGGCAGGTTGTCCCATCAAAAGTGTAGAATTTTCTATTCCAGCATCGACTGGTCGTGGTGTCATGTCTGGTGGTGGTTGTAATAATGACTCAACATTATCCACACCTAAAGCTGCATACATTCTACGATATGCTTCATAAATACCAAGTGGTCCGTGTATTTCTGGATTAGATTGAACCATTTGTAACAGCTCTTGTGCTAATGTGACTCTTTGACTTTGTGAAAAAATATTAGGATCTGATATAGGAATAATATCTACTCTGTCATCAAAATCTTGTTGTTTTATTTCACTTGGTCCTGTACCTACTTGAAAAGTGTAAACAGGTGGTAAAAACTCAGCAAAAACCTTAGACAACAAGCCAAATTCAATTTTTTGTGAATAATGCAACCTTTTGTGGATTGCACTCATAACTTTTGTGCCACGCTCTAGCAAAGCCACAGTAGTTCCGACTGGCATGGCTTGGTTCATGTCACCAACATTCATGTCAGCTATAGCAGCAAATCTTTTACCAGAGTCGACTAATATACCCAGTAATTGCATCAAAACATTACTAGGTTCTTTAATAGGTAAAGGAATTAAATTTTCTCGTAAAGATCCTCCAGTTGTATCTATATCTCTAAATTCACCTGGTTGTAGTGGATCATCCTCATCTCTAATTCTCATACCTCTAGCTTTAAAACCAGCTGGTAAATTTGCTAATGTTCCTGCATCAATAAGCTGTCTAAGTATTGATGTCGATGCTTTTGATAAACCGCCAATCATGTGCGACAGTCCTAGGCCATAAAAACCAAGACCAGGCATAAATTTATATTGCACAAAATAATTTATTTTATTTTTGAGTAGATCATTAGGTAAATAATTTCTGCGAATTGATAATACTTTTTCTGAGTCCTCTTCAATGGTAACTATGTAAGGTAGTTTAAGTCCAGTAGGATTACCTTGCTCGTCTTTATCCTCAAAACCTTCTATATCCAATACAGTATGTACTTCATAAACTGTTCTATTTCTATTTTCTTTATATGATGGTGAAACGCCTTGTATTTCATCTATCGCCTCTGCTATATCAGAAAGATCATCTGAATAACTTTCAGAACCTATGTCTACATTTGCGTAAAATCCAGACAGTTGTTGTTTTTTTATTTCATTAGCTGACATGCTAATAGCATGAGTAACTCTTTCGGCTGAACTTATGTCTGGTGCTTCATAAGGAACAATTAAGTCTTCTGGTGGTATAAACTTAGAAACTGCTCTATTTAGAACAAAATCAAAATAAACTTTTTTAAATGTAGATCCTGCTAATGGTAAATAAAACAACATCTGATCTAACTCTGGATCATACTCTTTCATTACATTCATAATGTAATAGTTCATAAACTCTTGGACTCTTTCTGCTTGATTTTCTGTTTCTACTGTGCGAGCACCAACTATTTCTGTTTTTACAGGTCCTTTTGCTGGCAACATTTCTTTGTAAGCCTGTGCTTGGAATTGAGTAGCGGCCTCTGCCAAAATAGGATGGACCACGCCAGAACTACCTTCAAATGGTTGCGATCTTGAGTCATCAAACTTCATACCTAAATATTTAAGGCCATCGGTATAGGTTTTTTCCCATTCAGATCTGGATTGTTTGTCGCTTTTAATTGAGCTGAGTAAATCGTTAGAAATGTTTTGTAGTATGTCTTCGCCTAAGAAATCTACTAGATTAGAATTAAAATCCATCTCTTGAGGCTGTGAGCCTTGTATTTCTTCATCAATAAACAAATTTTCATTTTCTACAAGTATTTCAGCAGCTTCTCTTATTTGGTCTTCTCTTGTGGTATCAAGAGGTATTTCAACAGCAGAGCTTTGCACTCTTACATCTGGATTATCTTCTGTGCCTAATTGTTTGTCTATCGCCATAATTACCTAGTGTATCACTCTTGCTTCATCTTTTTCCATTCCAACTATATCTGTTAGTTCGCCCTCTACAGTTAAACCATGCAGTTCTGCAATAGCCTCTGCTATCTCGATGGTTTCTGCATGTATGTTAGGTCCGCCATATTCTTTGCCATCCCAAACAAACCTAGTTAAATAAATTTTCAATAATAAACTGTCCTGTTCTTTTTTAATAATCGCACCTCATCTTGATAATCTTCGTGTAAAGATACAAAACCACCTTGTCGGAAACGCATCAAGGCCATTGTAGCACTATCGCAATAGTCATCATAATCTCCAAATGGAAATGATGCCATTTCTTCTATTACTTCTTCTGCAAAATCATGCTCTGGTGCCCATACCATACCAGACTCAAACATGGGTGCGACACTATTCATTCTTGCTATTTTGTCTTGACCTCTACTTGGTGAGTAAGCAGTAACAGGAATACCCATTCTTCTTAACTCATGCGTAAGAGGTGTTCCAGATGCTTTTGCTTCAATAAGAACACAATCCGGCTCCCAATATCTATATTCTTCTAGAGCCATGCGTTTCAACTCTGGAAAGTCACAACGCACTCTTTTTGCATCAAGAAGAATTATTTCATCTGCGTCTTCTTCTCTGTTAAATATCGCCCAAGTTGTTATAGCCGAGTAATCTGCTGTTTCTTTTTTTGAAAACGCAGTATCGTAGCTTTGTATAACGTAAGAGTAATCTGGTATATCTGGATTTTCCCATCTATTCCACCACTCTCTTTTGACTATAGATCCCTCTTCTGCGGTAGGATTTTGCATCCACTGACTATTCCATTTGGATATGGGTAAAGATGCTTTGACACCTAGCAACTCATCTTTTTTCCAAAACTCTGGCCATAAAGGATTTTCTGAGTCTGGCATAATTGCTGGAAACTCAACTACCTCCCATTTATCAGCATGGTCTTCGCCTTGTTTATTTAGAACTTTGCCAACCAAGTCTTTAGTGCTCCATCTTGTCATTACTATCACAATTATTCCGCCCGGTTGTAAACGCTGTCTTGGTCCAGATGTGTACCATTCATAAGCCGATTCTAAGGCTTTTGGTGACATGGCATCTTGTTCTGAATGAGGATCATCAATAACCAACAAATCTGCGCCACGTCCTGTAATCGCACCACCTACACCAGCTGCAAAGAATTCACCCTCTTGATTACTTGTCCAACGACCTGCTGATTTATTATCTGCTTGTAATTTTAATTCTGGAAACACATGTTGATATTCTTCGCTGTCTATTATGTTTCTTACTTTACGACCAAAACGCACAGCTAGCTCAGCCGTGTGAGTGGTTTGAATTATTTTTAAATCGCCTCTGCGGCCCATCATCCAAGCTGGAAAAAAAGTTGAGGCAAACTCTGATTTAGAGTGTCTTGGAGGTAAACAAACAATAAGCCTTTTTAGCTTACCATCTGCTATCTTGTTAAATTTGTCAGCAATAATTTTATGATGTCTACCCTCAATAAACTCTGGCCACATGTGTTTTACGAAAGAAATAAAATCTGCTTGGCAAGAGTCTTGTTTTTCTAACTGATCGTAACGATTTAATAAAGCCACAGCTTCGGCTTTATCTTGCTCCGATAAAATATCAAAATCTTTAAAAGAAACCTCGTTCATAAGCGAGTCGGGCAGTTAGGTAGTGACGTAAAAAACCACCCAACTCTAAGCGTAAAACGCCTAGGGGTAGTATTACATATAGTTAAACTTCGTGCCATTGTTCGTTTTGGAAAAGCAGCGACTCAGCTTCTCTTCTACGGATTAATCCTTGTAAAGTTTCACCACCAGCTTTGTTCCACCTACGCATTTGTGCTGGTACTTCACTCTTTTTGTTTTCATTTAAAACCTTGAGCATCGTACTAGAATTTAAGTTTGTGGGACCTAAATTGAATGTCCAAGACACTAAGGCATCAAACTCGTATTGTTCAAGCGGCACTTCAACTGCTTTATTAACAGCCTCCTCAAAAACAGCTACATCTTCCAATAACAAAGCATCGGCTCTTTGTTGAGATATTTTCATATCCTCTTTTATACCGCTAGTCGAGCCGTAACCTATCGTCCAAACTCCAGCAGCGCATTGATAGCTTTCTAATTTACAGCCTTCAAACTTTTTAATTAAAGATAAGCCTTCTTGTGATATTTCCATTTTATTCATTTTATTCTCCCCATATTTTTGTTTTTGTGCCGCCATGATAATCGACAGCAAGATTTTCTTGTTTGAGCAAATCAGCAATATTACCTTTTTCACAAAATACATCGCCCAACACCCTCCCATATTTGTCAGTGCCATAGGATCTTAATGTAATATCCCCCACCAACCATTCTTTGAGTTTTTGTTTTGCTAATAAGCCAAGCTCTTTTTCTTTCGCTCTTTCTGGGTATTTTTTTATATTAATTCTACTCTCTGGTGTGTCAATGCCAGCAACCCTTACAGCTTTGTTGTGTAGTTGCACAGAAAAACCAAGATCTATAGTGGCTAAACGAATAGTATCTCCATCGGTTACAGACTTTAATTTGCATTTATAAACAAATGCTTCTGGCGAATTACTCATCGTCTTCTCCTGTATTAGTAGTTACCTTTCTATAATAAACCACTACTTCTTTTAATTCTTGTATATACCTTTTTAATTCCTGCATATTATAAGCCATTAGCTCATAGTCTGGTATAGACATGGCCACGAATACAACAGATCCGTGTTCTTGTTCTATACGACTCAAAAATTCATCTATGTTTTTCTCAGAAACCACATACCAATAAGGATCTTTTAAATCCACAGCTTTTGGCAAAATAGGTTGCACAATTTTGCGCTCTATAGGTTTGCTAATTACTTCTACTTCTCTAGTCGGTATTAGGCTGCAACTGCAAACCGCTATCGAGATCGTCGATACCAGCAGTATCTTTTTCAATGCTATCAAATACATCTTTTGTCCCATTGTTTACCCTAGTTTCTATTAGTCCGGGTTTAGCTATAGCTAATTTAGACAGGTTATGTCTTTTGAAAATGTCAAGGTATCTTGTCATCTCCGCCTCTATTTCTTGATTTTTTGCTTGTAATTCTAATAAAGAGTTAGTTTGTAAGTTAAAATCACTCTGTAAATTTTCTATTGCAGCTTTTTGTTCTGCATCTCTTAGAACAAAAGCATCATTCAAGGCAGACAGTCTGCTATTTTGCCAATATAAAAAACTACACAATAAAACCAGCGCGCCGACTACGCCTAACAATACTTTACTCATTTACTGTCCATATCTCTAATTTGTCTTTTTTACCTTTTACACTAATAGGTTTTAGTAATTTTAATACAAGTTTACAATTTTTTGCAGTCTTGTGTCCAATCAATATATCTTCGCCGACTTCTTTTGTAGCGCTTTCAAGTCTAGCTGCGGTGTTGACGGGATCGCCAATAGCAGAATAATCAAACCTAGTATCAGATCCCATGTTACCTATACAAGCAACACCAGATTGAACACCCACGCCCACCTGGACTGGAGTAGAAAGTGTTTTATTTAGCTTAGCTATACCCTTTTGTATATCTATTGCAGCTTGCACTGCTTTGGTTTCATGGTCTTCTAAATCTAAAGGCGCTCCAAAAATGAACATGCCTGCATCGCCGATAAATTTATCTGTCATACCTCCAAGTTTTTGCACAGCGTTTACTTGGACAGTTAAGGTTTGATTCATTATATCGGTCACTTCTTCTGGCGATAATTTTTCACTCAAAGCAGTAAAGCCACGAAGATCTGTAAAAAGATAAGTGCAATGTTTTTTCTCGCCACCAAGTTTTAACAAGTCTGGATTGTCCTGGAGCTGTTTAACTTGTCGTGGATCTAAATAATGTTCAAATTGTTTTTTAATTTCTAAACGCAATTTGTACTGTTCTCGGAAGCGCATATAGAAAACTACGCCACTCATAACCATTTCTGATACAAAAGTCCAAGAAAAGTCCAATAAAATGCCGTTTTTTATACTAAAAACGCCTAAGACGCCTGTAGAGGCAACAAAAATTGCACCGAAAGCCAAAGCCTTAGTCATGTTGAGATATGCAAGTACAAACGAAATGGTGAGCACAAAAATCGTAAAAATTAAAATTTCGACCGCAATCGCCCAATCTGGAATATAAGGTGAGTTTTCAAGCAAAATTGACTCGGATAATGCAGCTTGAATTTTATGTGGCTCAAGTAATCCAACTGGCGTTGCAACTTGCGGCATGATACCTGCGGCATCCACTCCGACAAAAACATATTTGCCGTTGACATCCATTTCTTCTAATGTGGTTTCTGGTGTGTTTACCCAGGACACCCATTTTCTACCCAAGCGGTCTACATCAACAGGTGGTAAACCTTGCACAGTAATTTGTTGTATTCCATTTTCGTCGCCTTTAATTATGTAGGTTTTTGCTCCTACTATCATTTTCAACACTTCGGTTCCGAAACTCGGTACAAAACCATCTGGTGTTTGATACAACAAAGGTATGCGTCTTACCAGATTATCTACCTCTGTTGGAGCCGAAGAAATACCTTGGGGGAGAGATTGTAGTATTTGTGTATTTTCTACGACTCCAGAGGCAGAAATGCCAAATATATTATCGCCGAGCAAAACAGTGCCCGTGGTAGGTGGGTACTTACCATTGTTATATTCATACATAGATAAAACAGATGGGCCATAACTTAGTGCCTCTAAAAAAACTTCATCGCCACCAAAGCGATCGGGTTGTGGGAAGCTAACTACCCAACCAACACCAAGCGCACCTGCATTTAATAAATCTACATGTATTTGTGCCAAACGACTTCTAGGAATAGGCCAACCACCCTCTTTTTCTATATCTTCTTCGCTGATACTTAAAATTACAAAGTTGCCACTTGGTTGTTGTTCTTCTACAAAAGCATCGAATGTTTGTAGTTTTAGAATCTGTAAAGGATATAACTGAAACAACAGTGGCAGTAACAGTATTATAAATGTGGTGAATATAACTTTCTTCATCAAGAACCTTGCCTTATTGTTATGCTTGAGTTGCCTGTACCATTGATTTGCACAACCTTAGATACGCCGTCTTGTATAAAAATTACTGTGTAAGACTGATCGCCATTCACAAGAACCTGGGCACTTTGATTGACTGTACGAATTAGTTTTACTTGGCTACCTTGAATTAGTGTAGTTATTTGAGTATCTCTGTCTTGACCTACAGCTGTGCCTGCTATATTTATACCAGCAACAAAATTAGTAAGCTGGTCTTCTTCTTCTTTGGTATCTAAATCATCAATGACATCTAACAAATCTTCAAGAAAATTTACATCTAATAAATCAATATCCAGCTCTGTAAAATCAAAGTTTGGATCTTCCTCTAATAAATCTTCTGCTAATAAATCTACGTCTAAATCTGTAAAATCAAGGTAATCAGCGGTTTGTGTTTGCTGTACTTCTTCTTCTAATATTTCTTGTTTTGGCGGTGAAACAATAAGCAGATTATCTATAAACTCTAATGATATATCCAAAGTAACAGGTTTAGATGGTGTGCTTTCAAACACAGTTGTAGTGGTAGCTTGGTAAGGTTTGTTTAATACAACCTGTCCTGCTGCGGTTGTTACTAATATTTCGCCACTAGCATCGCCAAACTGATCGGGCAAAAGAATAATTAAACTTTCGCCAAGCTCGTTTACTGTTGCTGTAAAGTCAGTACCTCTTACAAAAATCTGTGAAGTCGGCGTAGATAGAGTTATATTTTTTTTGTTAAGTTTATTTACGCTACCAGATATAAAACGAATAGTACCGCTGGCAAATTGCAAAGCCATTTCTGATTTATCTGGGTTTGGATCAAAAACATACTTATCAATTAGTAATTGTGAGTGCTCGGTTAGTTTTACTGTGCTGTCATCAAGAAAAGTTATAGCTACACGACCAGCTCTTGTTTGCACCTCATCGTTTGAAGCAATATCAAAATCTAATTCAGCTGGATATGCTTGGCCTCTTACTACCTGCCCATAACCTTTTAATTCAGTAATATCACCGATACTAGCAACTTGTGCTTGTACCGCCATCGCTTTGTACGATGCAGATATTAGAATTAGAAGTGTTAGATATGATTTTAAGCCAGTCACGAGCTAAAGTTGATGTTTGATCTATGTTGAAAGTGTTACCGCTGCCATCTAGGTCAAGGTAAAAATATCCAGCGTCGCTTGAGCTTGCGCCATAGCCACTACCAGTAAAGTTTACTGTGTTAGTTGATCCGTTGATGTCCATGTAATTGGTTGCATATTCATAATCAATATCAAAATCAAAATCGTTGCTATCGCCAGTAATTATCCAATCCAAGTCTAAATAACTTGCATCGTCATCTTCACCAATTTTTATATCAGCTGTGTTGCTGGAACCTGTAACATCGATGTTTAAATTTACATAGTCTGTTGCACTAAGTCCTGTCGAGTTCATCAATAAGTCCCAAACATTGCTGTCGCCATCAAATTCAAAAAAACCTGTAAAGTTACCGCCGTCTATAGCATCGGATCTAAAAATATTACTAGATCCTATTTGATTGATGTCTAACACCATGGTTGCTCCGTCTAAATCAAGAGCAGTCATTGAACCAGATGAAGCCGAAGTTCCACCAATAAGGTTGGTAGATCCTAGCTGTTCAAGATCAATAGAAGCATTAGAGCCGCTTTGATCTACATAAATTTCGTTATCAGCTAATAAGGTAGCTGAGAGTAAAAGAATAAATAAATATCTCATTAGTTCTCCGTAAAAGTCCAAAAACCTAACTCACTACCTTGGTTTATTATATCAACGATACCAATTTCTATGGCGCTTTGCAAAGCGATGGACTTACTTTCGTTCATAGCATTTCCAGACTCATACTCAACTAATTCCAGACCATCGGCTATATATCTAAAATAATCTTTAGATATTCCTACTGATAAGATAGTTTTAGTTGTTAAGTTTTCAAGCAGTATTTCACCCGTGCTTACCGACACCATTCGTATAGAAACCAATACAGTATCTTCACGATATTGCTTGCTTGCGCCTATACCTAAGTATCTTGCACCGATACCACCAGTTAAAAGATTGGTGTTGTAATCAACAATCCCACCCTCAATAATAAGACCAGCAAAAAGTAGAGGAAGTTGGTCATTACTATCATCAAACTTTTCACGAGTAGATCTAATTATCTGCCTCTCTTTTGTGATGTGATCGATTCCACCACGCTCGACTACACGAAAGAAGCCAGATTGTTTAAGCGCTCTTATTAAATATGTTTCTGGCGCTTGCGTCATTGCAGTAGAAAAATTAGCATAACCATCTACACTTTTTCTTTGCCCGGTGTAGTCACTAAACTTGTAAACAGCTACTACAGGTTTTTGTTTTGGAGCAGGTACTTCTAGTATTTCTTTTGTAATCGGACGATTTATGAAGGCTGATTTAGAAAAACACTTGCGCTCACCAATAATAGTAACTAGGTCTTTATAGTCTTGGTTTGGGTTTTTTAAGCAGGGTGAAACATACTTTTGATGCGTCGTGCAACTAGCCACCAAAGCCAAAGTCGCCAATAGGGATAGTGATTTCGGTAGTGCTTTCATCTAAAGTATTATAAATGGTTAATGTTATATATGTCCCATCGGAGGTCCAGGTTATGATGTTATCAAACAAGGTAAAAGATCCAGAGGTTGCTGGATTTTCACCAAACAACTGTTCAACTAATTGACGTGAGAGCTGGGCAAAAATACGCGATTCAAAATTACGAATGAACCTAGCTAAAGTCGTGTTTTCTTCCTCGCGTTTTGCTGCTTCTTTTAAGGCTTTAATTTCTGCGGCCAAGGCCTCACGCCTGGTAAACTCTTGATTTTCAATGGTCAAATAATGAGCCGAAGTTCCGACACCGCTGAAAGAGGGTGATTTGAAGCCAAATTTAATTTCATCTCCAAATATTAAAGGTGTGAATAATAAGATATAACTACTTATTATTTTTATGAGAGGATTTTTGTATATTACTTTTTTCATTTTCTTTTAGCCTAACAACAGTGTCGACCTTCTCTTTTAAGCGTATCATATCTTGGTCAAGTAGTCTAAGCTGATCGGTCAGTCTAATTATGGTAGTTTTCATCTCAGACACAGCAGGATCTATGGTTTTTGTAATTGTTTGCCATACATAGTAAACAAAATAGCCTAGACCTATAACCATAACTGTAGGAAAACCAAACTTTTGTATGAGATCAACAACCTCCATTAATCTCTCCGGGCATCTATTTTGCCGTCTTCTACAAAGTTTTCTGCTCTAGCTATGCGGTCAAGATCTGGCGGTATATCTAAAGCACTACTGACAATAGTATCTATGCGTATAATGTCGTTGTTCATTATGGAGGCCCTGGTAATAAGCATTTTAGTTATGCTCTGGACAGTTTTGATTTCTGCTACAAGACCAGTCATAAGTTGTTTGATTATGATAAAAATAAAGTAACCCATGATAAGGCCACTTGCGATTGGCAAACCTAAATCACTAATCAAGCCTATGGCTTGGTCCATTAGTCTTCGCCTTTAAACTTCTTGCTTTGTCCAGATGTGCCAGCGTAAATACCAAACACCGCTGCCATAGCACCGACAACAATGGAAACTAAGCCTGCTTGTTCAAGGTTTGGCTCGTCAAGAATCATAAACCAGGTCACGACTTTGTATAACAAAACGATGTAAACGCTAACAAAAATTCTTGGAAAAATTCTCCAAGCGTCTACTGTTTTAGCAAGAAAAATCCATTTTTGAAAAGGATTATCTCCGCTATTGTGTTGATTGACGTCAATGTCAAGCTCAAGTTTTTTCTTAATTACAGGCTCTTTGTTTTCGACTTTATCTGCAAAGTTACCGGTTACATCTATGTTTTCTTCTGTATTCATAGAAACGATGCTAACCCAACCACAGCCACTATAAATGGATATACGGCCCAGATCATGCTTTCTAATTTGTCAAACTTTTTCGATCCTTCTTCAAGCCTTCTTTCTATGTTTTCATAACGTATAGCACACTCGCGTTCGTGCGCAGCTATTTTGTCCATCGCTTGTTGAAGATCTGACATTTACTTTTTAGTAGATTTTTTTACTCTGACTTCGGTATATGCTTCATTCACATCCGGAGTAGATTTATCATCGCCAACGTATTGGCCTTTTTTGTTTCTAGTCCTAACTTTTTTTCGTTCTGTGTTAGTCCAATAGTCAACTACCTTGTTCCACCAGCTCATATTATTTCTCCTTGGCGCGCCCTATATTCAGCGCAAATAAATCAATTATAGAATATACTTTTTTAAAAAAATTATCATCCTTTGGTGTTGGAGTCAGAGCTGCTATCAAAGATGCGATGGTTACGATTGCATTGCAGATTATTATAAATTTTAAAATACTCATTATTCCTCCTTGTCTTCGTCTTGTAGACTACTGACATTTTCTTCTACTGACTCCTCCAAACTTTTAAGTTTTTCCACGACAGCTTTTCTTGTTAAAGCAACGGCTTCAAGCTCGTTACCACCCCATGCACCTCTTTTTGAACTAACATCAATAAGCTGTAACATGTTTAAAAATAATTGTCTTTCTTCCATTTTTCACTACCTTCTTTAAATACTTTATTCGCTTAAAATTTTAGTTACGCTTGATGGACTAACATTTTCAGCTATTTCAGCATCTAATCCAGCTTTCATATTAGTCACTTTGTCGCTACCCAATGCAGCTTCTACCCATGTTTGTACATCATTATTTGTAAGACTAGACCAATTTTTAAAACTAGATAAATCAGTTGTATCTAATGCTTGTAAACCATAGCAAGATGCTGTCCAATTATTGCCATCGCTGTCAGTATTAGTATCGTCTGTTGCAGTAAGTTTCCAATGTACTTGATGCACTACATTAGACTTACCGCTTTTTGTTGGGTATGTGTCGCAAGTTTTACAGTCCCACGCATAAGATATTGCCATATTTATTTTCCTTTTAATTTATTAATTTCAGATTCTAAGGCATCAATTTGCTCTTGTTGTTCTTGTATAGCTTTTACTAATAATGGTGTAATTCTACCATAGTCAACTGCTTGGTGAATTTGTTCATCATCTTTGACACCCGCTATACCCTCGTTCCAACCTGCTTCTTGTATTTCATGGGCAATAAAACCTTCATGTATTCCATCATCATCTTCTATCCAATTAAATGTTACAGGTCTTAGTTTTTTAACCCTCTCTAAACCATTGTCTTTCATAGTTTGAACATTAGTTTTTAATCTATAATCAGAGGATGTATCAAAAGATGTTGAGCCAGAAGAAACTCTAACAGAACCAACAGCAACACCAGCTCTATAAAATTGTATTGCTTCACCCGCCGTTACTGCTGCTTGTCTATGAAGAATCAAAGTTTCATCCGTTGCTGTGCTTGAAGTGTTTGTGATTGTTACAAATTGTGATGCTTGACCAGGTGAATTTACTCTAAACCCAGAAGATGTTTGCCATGCTTGGTCTGAAGCTCCCACCAAAAAGTTACCCGAAGCGTCAATTCGTACTCTCTCACTATTATTAGTAAAAATTGTTAAAGGATCATTACTACTTGTTCCAAACTGTAGAACATCACTACCAGTTTGTAAAAATGCAGATGTTGAATCACTACTGATTGATAAAAGATTTTTAAGTATAACACTACTGTTAAAAGTTGCTACACCTGCATCTGACATATCGAGTGTTAAAGCATTAATAGCAGAACCGCCATCATTACCAACTATAATAAAATCACCATTTGAAATAGTTGTTTGGATTTTATAATCACTTCCGTCTTTAAAATGGTCAGCAAATTCTGTTCCCCCGTCAGAAAATTTTATATCTGCACCATCTGCATCAAGAATAATGTCGCCTGCAACGTCAATCGTTAGATCGCCTGAGGATAAATCTATTTCGGTTCCGTCTATGGTTATATTGTCTATTGATACGCCTGCATCGGCTGTTACTGTTCCGTTAAAAGTAGCGGCTCCTGCTTCTGACATATCAAGAGTAAGAGCTGTTACGCTAGAACCACCATCGTTTCCTGTAAATATAATATCTTTATCTGATACACTTGACCTAATTGTTAGATTTGAAGAATCCATATTAATATGACCAACTTCTGTTCCAGCATCTTTAAATCTTATTTGGTCTCCAGCTGCATCAAGAATAATATCTCCAGCTACATCAACTGTTAAATCACCACTTGATAAATCTATTTCTGTTCCATCAATGGTGATATTATCAATATCTATTCCGGCATCTGCTGTGATTTTTTGTGCAAAACTTGTGCTACCGCCATCGGATATTGTTATGGCGTTATCTCCGTCGGTGAATCCTATGTTAGCTGTTTGTAGCTCTCCAGATACAAGTAAGTCACCGCCTACAGAGGCATCGTCCGTAACTGTCAAATCATCTTCAACTTTTAGATCTACGACATTTAAACTAGCAAAAGCATCGGTCACGGCTGCGCCAGAACCTGCTCCGTCTAAATAAACTGCTTTGACATCGCCAGCTGGTATGGTGACATTTGCACCTGTGCCTTGTGAAATAATTATGTTTTGTGAGCCACTGGTGCCGTTTTCAATAAAGTGCATCCTACTCATGGTGTTGGGTGCAATCGTAATCGTACAAGCTGAGTCTAGTGTGCCAGTGTATTTGATATACATGGCTCTGCCTGGATCAGTCGATCCATCGGCTACAGTTGTGGTGTGTGTATCGGCGTTCGTGGTTATGGCCTCGGTACCAAAGCCAAGCGCTTCACCGATTAATTCTAAATTGGTATTTGTTTCAGATCCCCAGGTACCACTGGATTCTCCAGTGCCTATCTCTTTTAATCTTAAATCGTTTACATACGTTGCCATTATTTATGTCCTCTTATGTATCATGCCGCATCTCTGCCAGCGTCTATAACAGTATAGTTTGGAGTTTGCGTTGTCGCAACCTCTGAGTAGCTAGGTGTTTGTGTGGTGCTTACCTCTGCATAGCTTGGAGTTTGGTCAGTATCAATCTCTCCGTACACCATAATAAAGCCTGGACTTGCTGTTACGCTTAGACCTGTAAGGCTAACTATGGCTCCTGCATCTATGACAGGTGTCCCTAAACTTGCAGCAATATCAAAGCCAGTTAGATTTATCACCTCGTTTTCGTGAACGATTACTGATCCGATAGCCGAGGTGATACTTTGTGTAGCTGGCGTAACATTAGCTTTTGCAACTACTCCAGGAGCTCCGAGGCCAGATGTAATTGCTTGACCTGTAAGCTGGACAATAGCAGCTGCAATAACGCTAGTTGTTCCTAGTCCAGAGGTTATAACTTGAGTGGCTGGAACCACATCGGCTTTAGCAACAACAGTTACGCTGCCAAGACCAGAGGTTATTGATCCGACGCTAGATAATTCTACCGGTAGAGCTGTACCCCAAGCGCCTTGTCCCCAGGTGCCTCTACCCCAGCCGTTAATGTTGGCCATTACATACTGTCGCGGACTTCTACTAGCAAGGTTTTGACATTATTGAGCTCCTCTCTTACAGGATCCGTCATAAAGTCTAAACTCAGCATTGAGTCTATTTTTGCTATAGCCGCTATAATTTTTTCTTTATTAGTCATAGCAAGATTATAACTGAAACTTTAAAGATTTCTAATCGTGAAGGCCTTGGAACTTTCTTTTGAGTATTCTCTGGACTTTGTGATACGGAAAGTCCTCATAGCCTGGATGTGAACTTTGTATCTGTTTAGCTATCTTCCTAGCTCCTAATCCTTTAGATCTTAGTGCGTAGATATGTTTTAATACCTCTTGTTCTTCTGGGACTGGCACTAGCTTAGTCCTTCTTCTACTGCCAGAGTCATCGTATTTTTTGGTATAACCAAAAGGTGTTTGTCCGCCGATTGAGTAGCCTTTTTCCGCATAGACTAACTTGCCGCCGTTGAGCCTAGACATAATCATTTCTCTCTCAATCTCAGCAAACTGCGCCATATTGGTTAGTAGGTTTTGGTTAGCGAGTCTGGTCATATCCATTTTTGCCTCAAGACCTGTCTTGGCTTTTTCTTTGGGCAAGACTACCGGTATATCTGCAAACATATCGCAGAAGAATAATGTTATTCCAGACTCTTCTAGCGTTGGCACCATATTAACCATCTCTAAAAAAGATCTTGCAAGCCTGTCTAGTTTGGTTGCTACTATCACGTCGTTTGCGTCCATGGTGTCAGTCAGCTCTCTGGAGCCTGGTCTTTCGAGTAATGGCTTCATGCCACTGATACCAGCGTCGGTAAAGAACTTGTCAACTTTCCTACCGCCGTATTTGTTAGCGACAAACTCCTCAATAGATCTCTTTTGCTCGTCTAGTGAAGAGCCGTCTTTGACCTGTTGCTCAGATGATACTCTGATATAGCCGTAGATATTGTTTACTTGTTTTCTTGGTTCAATCATGCTGCCTCCTTTTGAAATTTGTT